GTTAACCCTACTCTTGCTATTACATAATGTTTGTAATGGCAACTCTACGATAGTAGAGGTTTTGGTCACCAGCACCGGGGCTTGTGGTGTCAATTGCACCCAGACCGTTGGTTGTAGCGAATGGATTTGCGACCATGCCGTAGCGAGTCTTAAATCCAATTTTTGGTTGGAAGCTATCTTCGCCTACAGCACGAACCATCTGTAGTGGAACATATGGGCAGTAGAAGATGCCAGCATCGAATGCGCTAGAACCCTTATAACCAACAACCATATAGTTGCCGGCAGCGTATGGATCAACATAAACGCGGATACGACCGTTGAGAACACCAGCGAAGGTGTTGCCTGTGTCATCAACGTTCAGGTTGTTGCTGTTAAGAGCAGGAGCATAGTCAAGAACGCCAGCCATCTGAAGAGCAGAAGCAACATCAGAAGAACAAATGACTAGGTTACCCTTGCCACGGCGAGTGTCTTTGGCAATCTGGTTGGCTTCACGCTCAACTTGGAACATTAGACCCTTGAACTTCTCAACCGACCAACGACCATTGGCGTCAACATCTAGGTCGAAAGTACCTTGTGTAGCAGTACCTGTGTTAGCGCCACCCTTTGCTGTTAGATACACTGTGCGGACTACTTCGCGGTTGATTTCGGCAAGAATCTCGCTTGAAAGAATGTTGGCGAGTTCTGTCTCAGCATCTAGACCGTGGATTGCTTTCAGGTCTTGTGCTAATTCAGTGGTGTATTCTGCCTTTAGAGCACGTGACTTGGCTGTTACTGTAACCTTGTCGATTGTGAAACCCATTTGTGCATAAGCAGTGTTGGCTTCCATGTTGGTTGTAGTGACGCCACCACCAACTGCCTCGGAACCAGCGCCAAGACCGTTAGTATGTGTACCTGTGCCAGAGAAGTCAGTGTTAGCTTCGTTGTAAAGCGCTTCGCCTGTTACTGCTGTTGTGTTAGCATACTGTGACTTCATAGCGAAGATTAGACCAGAAGGACCAGTCATTGGCTGAACGCCGCAGATGTCGTAAGCCATTAGATTTGGCATAGAACGACGAACGAGGCTGATTAGAACAGGATCGTAGGTGTCGGTGTTGCCGGTGCCGTCGCCGATTGCGTTTACTGGCGTTTCAGCGAGTAAACTGTTTACTGACCAAGCAGTACCTTCACGTAGAGCTTTTTCAGTGTTTTCTAGAACAATAGCAGTTACTGCCTTCTTGTGTACGTCTTTAATAGCATCTAGTTCTGGGTGCTCCAGAATTGGCTGCCACTTCTTTTGTAGTTCTTCATTTAGCATTTTAGAAGATTCTCCTTTAAACTAAGAATTTAATTTATTTATATTATTTAATATTTCTAAAGGTTTTGCTGATTGATGCAGCATACCGAGCCATGCGGGGATCGACATATTTGGTGCCTTCCACGTCTTCATTAACTGGGTCTAACTCATCAACTTCTTCAGCGACCTGTGATTTACCGAAATAGTTTTCCTTGATAATTTTCACTTTACGCGAATAATCATCTAGGTCTGCATATTCTAGACCTTCTGTAAGTGAACGTAGCTTTTCAATCTGTGTTTCTGCTAGTTCACTAACTAGTGTATCAAAAACATCAGATTTCTTTGCTTCTTCTAACTCATGGGAAACTTCAAGATTTGTATTAATTTGCTCATTAAGTTCGCCCTCAAGTTGTTCGATCTTTTCTGCCATTTCGGCTACCAGATCAACCTCATCGTCAGGAACATCAATACGATGCTCTGCGAAAAGTTCTTTTAGACCATTGATGAAAGATTCAGTAATATCGGCGCGTAAACCACGTTCAATTGCTATCTTATTCTCTTCCATCCATTGCTCTGTAACGTAATCAAGATAAGCATCAACCTTCTTTGTGAGGTCTTCTGTTGCTAATTCGACTTGTTCATCTAGTTTAGAATTAAACTCTTCTTCTAAACGATCAACTTCTTCATTAACTCTCTCAAGTACTGCTGCTTCAAAGATAACAGTGGCTTTTTCTTTGAAGTCTTCTGATAAGTCTTCACCCGCAAAGATTTCATTTACTGCTTCGCCCATTGACTTATCAGCCTTTCTTGCGGGGGCTTTCTTTGTGGCAACAGCATCAATAAGGTCACCACTGGTTTTTGTTACACCATCAGATACCTTACCAGCGGCATCTTTGGTAGTTGCTTTGTCAGCTTTGCGCTTCTTGGCAGAAACTGCGGTTGGTTCCATTACTTCGGAATCTTCCCCAGATGCCTTGAACTCGTCCAGCTGATCAAGTTCTTGGTCTGACATGTGTTATCTCCTTCGAGTTTAA